TTTAGAGTTTTCTTGGGTATACCACCCTGCGTGATCTTGTTGAAATATTCGAGATCGAACGGGGTGCGAGCTTCCTTTGTGTGATAGAACTCGAAACGAGCATCAGCATCAAGGATAAAGTCGTGACCAATATGAGCGTCAAATGATACTCCTAGCGCATCTGTTAATATTTGAGGAATAGCACCCTTGGTTAGGTTGCCTGTTCTGTCGTCAATAATCTCGATTGACTTCATGATAGCATTATAAACAGCCTTCTCCTGACAGAAGGTTTCAGTTTTATCAAGAAGCCAATCGAGCTTAGTTTCTTCGTCTTTGGTTAAAGAGCTAATGATTTCCTTACACTTCTGAAAGATATCTTCATTAACACCGTTCTTGTTTGACAGGTCAATGGCCAACGCCTCTACTGAGGGAAAGGCATTATACTCTTTCACATAGTTATCGATAAGATTGAAGATAACTTTGTTGGAGTAATCTGAAAAGTATTCTTCCTTAAGGAATGGAATTACCTTACGGGCATACTCCTCGTTGAATACGAGGTTACTAAAGATAACTTGTTCAATGGCCATTTACACCTCATTTTTGTCTGGAGAATTTGCAGGCTTTACCAAGCACATAGTCCTCAGCCATAGATTCTACTTGGCTGAGGCTGCTGGAGCCATGCATTGTAGTGTGATTATAAGCCCCATCCTGATAAAAGTCAATGATATACCTGTCGTTTATCAAACAAACCACTGACTTTCTTTTATCGTCATCGCTAAAATATTCAGAGATAACAATCTTATTCATCGGAGTCTCCAATCTCCTCTTCTTCAGACATAATCTCACCAACGCCCATCTTATACTTCTTTTCGATGTGCTGAGCAAAGTCGGTTTCCTTGAACATCTTTGTCCAGAACTCCTTATTGTCAACGATGTCAGATGCACGCATGTTCGGAGCAATCAACTCACCAGTTGAACGGTCAACTACTGCATACCAACCTGCCTTGGGCTTGGCGATATAATTGCCCTCCAGAGCCACATCAAGAAGCCCTGACCAACGATTGATACCACCTTCGAAGGCAACTGTAATCGGAATCTTAGACTTTTCCTTAACATAACGGCTCTTCTCAATGTTGATGACAAAGTGATAGCCGTTAATGCCTTCAGCGTCCTTATCCTGTTGACGACCAAGAATCCAAATGTTGTCTGAACCATAGTAAGAACCAGTACCACCACCAACGATATCCTTGGGATACAATCCGATTTCCTTGTAGGTGTGATTGATCACAACCATCGGGATATCCTTGAGTGACAGATGAGGCGTAACCATACGGAATAGCGACTTCAGCTGCTTTGCACGGCTCATATCTGCCACTGACTTCTGATCTAGCGCGTCTTCAACTTCTTTCTTGGAAGCGAGGTTGCCGATAGAGTCAATAACAATCATAACGTGATCGTCACGACTGAGTTCCTTCAGCTGCTTCATAATGTCGAACTTGAGTTCTTCAACGTCCGTGATAGGAGTATGAACAACCTGATCAAAAGGAATCTTAAATGTCTTGAAGTAATTCTGAGGCGTACCAAACTCAGAGTCATAGAATAGGATGATACCGTCCTTGTACTTCTTTAGGAACGCTGAAGCAAGAAGCAGGGCAAAGCCTGTCTTGAAGTGCTTGGAAGGTCCAGCAAGCATGGTAAGTCCAGGGGTAATTCCACCGTCAACGCTACCAGATAGTGCCACGTTAATCATGGGCACCGAGGTAGGAACCATATCCTTCTTGGTGAAGATTTTGCTGTTTGCAAGAGTGTCGGTCAGATCAATCGTGCTGTTCTTGAGTAGTTTATCTCTTAGTGACATGTATATCTCCGTATAAATGTATGCTTAGTATAACAGTATATTAGTATAAAGTCAAGTGTTAATATAATCGTCCATCTTCTTTATGAACGCCTTGATTTTCTTTTCACGGTCTGGCCATAGTATAGTATCCTTTTCAGGATTCTTCATCAAGTTGTTTAGGAGCGGCATAATCATCTTACGCAATCCCTGCAACTTATCTTCGGTCGATGCTACTTTCTGCTGTATCTCATTAGAGTCAGCAAAAGAAAAACCGAAATCGTCATCTTCGTTTAGTTTCATTTTCTTTACCTTTGTTATTACATCCCTAAAGGGTTCTGGAACATAATGCTGACAACCTGGAGGACATTCGCGTTCTAAACCACAAGGGCATCCGCCACCATAATCATATTTCGCCATCCACCTTATACTCCGAAGGATCAATAATTCTTACTTCACTTGCTGGCCCAAAACTTTGTTGTGTGTTAAAAGCTTTGGTGTAAACTCGCTCTTTACTTCTGCGAATTTTCTCAGCTACTTTCTTGTCGAAATCTTTGTTAGGTATCGACTTCCAACTTTTGTTCTTTTGATTAGGTCTGTTTTTGTTTTTCTTTTTACGCAAAGAAATCCTCCAGTGTTGATCTCTGTTCAGCCTCCCATCCGATAACAGAGGTTATAGAGCGGAGCGGTTCCAGAAACGACTTATCAAATTGTAGTTCACGATCAATGTACTTATCTAGTCCAAATTCGTCAGGCAGTTCATCAGGTGTCGCAATCACTGTGTCGTTAACAGGGTTGGGAACCTTCAGATAAGCAAACCGAATCTTGTCACCATCTTGAATAGGAGGAATGTTCTTTACACCCTTGATTTTCAACATATGGTTGAACAACAAAGCACCCTTTACTTGGATAGGTGTACCAGATCTATAAATCGTAGAAGCATCAGCGTACTTGGTCATACCCTTGACACCGCGAGGAAACGCTACCTGCTCGAAAGGCAAGCCCATGAACTTAGTTCTGAACTCTTCAACGAACTTGATCAAGTCAGACTGTGTGCCATTCATAACTATCTCGAACGCTTTCTTAATGTTTTCACGACAAGCATGCGGAGTTGAAGAACGAACAGCTTCAATGCCTGACATTTTCAGCTTGGGCTTGTCATATTGAACACCTTCAACGTTCCAAGCATTGAGGATGTACATTTTCTTACCACGCCAGATGCCCTTGTTCGCAATCGTTTCGCGCTTCATGAACATCTTTTGCTGATAAGCATTCATCATATCAGCCAGTTCCTGATAGCACTTGTCCATGTAAGGCTGAACCTTATGCTCACAGAAAGCGTCGATAGCTCCCACGATAAAGCGATCGTCGTCGATGTTAAGATGCTTGACCAACTCCTCCATCGTTACATAGATAGAATCTGTGTCAGAAGCAACCACATAGTCAACGTCCTTTGTACCAAGAACCTTGTTCATAAACGCATTCATCTTATCACCGATCCAACGAATAGACAGCTGCCCAGACATAGTGATAGCTTCCGCGTGGTTGTGATTGAACCAACGGAAATACTGATTACCTAACGCACCATAAGCGGAGTTCAGCTGAATTTTCTTGGCCAGCTGCATGTTATGATAACGAGCTACCAACTTAGAATCTTCTTCGCTTTTGGTTTCCTCATAACGCTTCTTGGCTTCAATCATCTTCTTCTTGTAACCAACTCGGTCGTTGTACATTTTCTCCATCAAAGCTGGAAGAAAGCCCTGTTGATCCTTGTCATACATACAGCCATTTGCAGCATAAGCAAAATCATACAATGCTTTGAACTTACCCTCAAGCAAAGTGTCAATGTCCGGCATACCAGTTGCCTTGCCCTTGAACATTTCAGGGCTGATGTTGTACTGCATAATCAGGTGAGGATACAGGGAGTTCAAGTCGAAAGACACAACCCACTTACTCAGACCAATTTTAGGTTCCTTAACATAACCACCAACCAGCGCATCATTATCAGGCTGCTTCTTGAATGGTGGAATAACGATATTTTGTTCAAGCAAATAGTTGTGAATGATCACATCCCACGGACGAACCGTGGTCATTGTGTCATCATAGTTGACCTTTGCGTCATAAGCAAACGCCATGACCTGCTCGATAAACTTGAGCTTATCGTCAAGCTTCTCAACCAGCAAACAGTCCTTGATATTATACTCGACATATAACTCGAAGTTACGAGTGTACAGATCGTTGAGGTCTTTGTAACCAAGAGAACGGAAGTCCACCTTCTTTTCTCCGAGTTCGACCTGAGCGATATAGTCCAGCTTGTATGACTCTTGGTTGCCAAACATAAACTTACGATACAGCTGATAGTATTC